AGTGCCAGTTCAGTTTTTACTGTGATGGAAAATCAGATGTTGCAGCAAACCAAGAAGTTTTTGAGGATTCAGTCACAATCGCAAGAGCGGTGATGGATGGCAGTATGCCAGACCTGTCTGAGGGAGCAACTCACTATCACGCGACTTATGTGCTACCATCGTGGGCAGCGAGCAAAACCAAAACAGTGACCATCAACAACCACGTCTTCTACAGGTGGGAACGATGAACACAGATTTGAAAAAGTGCGTCTGGTGCGATGAGATGGTTGACCCCGCCAAATGCTTTGCTGACACAATCCCAGTCATGCACTCAGAGAGCCAATGGGTTTGTGCGTTATGCGGAGAACCGCTCAGGGTTCTTGAGCCTTGCGAGGAAGAGGAGCCGCATAATCCTTTTCCACCATAAGACCAGCTAGGGTGGCTAGCCTATCTTTTTCACGCATACCCTTTTCCGTAAGCGTATAAGCCCCGTCAGTGGCCACAACGAACTCTGACGCTAAAAGACCCGTCAGAATGTGTTCATAGGGCTCGCGACCGCTTAAAACGGCTATGAGGCCACCCAGTCTGGTGTTTTGAGTATTTGAGAGCTTACCCACTTAGCCACCCGTATATTTGTTGGGTCTTCTTTATTCTATCATCAAGACCGTGGGTTCCGCCATTCACCCGCTTTGTGATTCTTTCAATCACGTCCTCTAGGATGCCAAGGTCAGCTATCTCAAACAGTCCATTTTTTTCAAAGAACCAGATGGCGGTTTCCATCGCATACTCAGTGCAGACGCAATCAGGATTATCCATAACCTCTGGAAGATTCATATCTTCTGCGAATGTTTCATAGTTGTTGCGACCAGTAAGCTGTAGGAAACCCCTGCCACGCCAGAGCCAGCCTTCACCATCATTGCCCATGCGGTCCCCATAGACAGCATCAGCCAAGCCCTTTGGGTTTCTGGCGAACGGTTCAGCGCTTTCTAAATCTGCAAACCTGGAAGGCCACACCTTCACGATGCTTTCAGCGCTGTAGTTCAAGTTCTCTTCAGTGAAATAAAATGAACCGCTTTCATGAGCTGCCTGACCTAGAAGATGAGCGCCACGCAAAACAGAAAAGTCATAGTGCTTTGCGATAGCCCTTGCGGTGTTTGGCCCAAAGCCACCATCGGCGGTGACGCCAATCTTCTCTTGAAGTCTTCTTAGTGCTTCGCTCATTTGCCTTGACCTCTGTAGCGCTTCCACGATTTTCTATCATGCTTGTTCTTTGGTCTTGAATGCGTCCCATGACCAATGCTGGTCGCGTGTTTATGTCTTAAAGGCTTCCAGGCTTCAACAGCATTCACTTTAGACTTTTTCACTTTGTCACCTCTTCTGGCTTTTTGGTTTGTGCTTCGATTGAAGTCTCATAATAAACAAGGAGCTGCTTTTGCTGTTCTATGTAGCGCGTGATGTCTGCCAGGTTTATCGCCATTCGTTCATAGTCGCCAACCGCTATTGCGTAAAACACAAGTTGACCACCCGTTTCCTTAACAAAGCGAGCTTTGAACTCTTCAAGGTTTTCTTCAGTCACTACAAACCAAGAAACACCCTTCATTGAAAGTGGACGAGGACGGTCCTTAATCTCAATTAGGATTGGTTTTATCTTGGTTTCCGTCACTACTATCGGCTCGGGTTTCGACCACAGGCTGCACCCCGTCAATAGCAGTGACACGCTCAAGATACTCAAAAGCCTTTTTCGTTCCATTGTTTATCTTCTTTTCGATTAAACCTGGTTTCTTCATCGAAAGATTAGTGAGGTCATGGTCGATCAACTTATCCCGCAATGAGTTCACCCGCGACTCAGACTGATTGTATTTATCCGATAACTCTTTATTCAACTTCTTGGAAAGCTCTGCCGCTTGCTCCATTTGGCTTATCGTTTCCTGATTGGTCTTATTAGCCGCCTCAAGGGCGTAATTGTTTTCACGCAATTGCTGGATCGTTGCTTGGGTGGACGTGTAATAAAAATAAACACCTCCACCAAGCGTCGTCAGCACAAGCACCATCGGCACGATTGCGCCAAAGCCAAACACTTTTAAGCCTTCTTTTCCGCAGTGGCGCTGGCATTCTTTTTCATTGCTTCAGCACCAAAGAATACGCCAACCAATAAGCTGGTTGATGGAAAATAGATTGTAGCCATTGAAGCAATAAGGTCAGCAGCTTTATCTACCCCAGCAATGGATGCACCCAAGACGAACAATGGATAGCCCAACATGCCGAACAGCACGTACCAAATCATCTTCCGCTGTTGATCGCGTTGCGCGTCATCGTCTTCCATTCGGCGCCTACGGTCTTCAAGCTCAATGAGAGCTAGTTCGTGCGGGTCAATCTTCCCATTACCGTTCTCATCATATTTGTCGAGTATCTCAGACATGGTGGCTCCTCTATGCTAGGTAAGTTGCAATGCTTAAAACAGTGATGATTTGGGCTTTGAGAACTACGTCGTCTGACATTTCTTCTACAGCCTCAGTTCGTTTGATGTCCTCCAGGATTTCTGCAAATTCTTCTTGTGTGATTTCGCCGTTATCGAATAGCGCCTTGGACTCAGCTACAAGCGCCTCAATCTTTTCTAAACTCGCCATCAATATCTCCCCATGATTGCGTTTGCCACGTCATCCGATTGTTTCTCCAGAACCTTCTTTTTTATGCCGCAAAACGCTGGAGATATGATGTCCTTTTGCAACATGCCTTCAGTTGTTTTACGCATTAGGCCAATCATCTCGCCAACATCGGTAGAGCCTTTTGATTCTGAATAGAGAGCTAGACGTTGAATTGATCGATCAACAGAAACAACCTGAGGCTTTACCTCACCAGCACAATCAAGGTTGGCAACGGACATTCTCACATCAACAGCAAGCAAAGATTCATTGTCATCATAAAACGATGGCAGTGTCAGATAACAGCCTGACAATAACAGCGCGGTCATGCCTGCTAAAATAATTCTCACTATCTGCACTCCTACTTAGCCAGTGGGTTGTCTAATGCCCGCTGTAGTTTTGCGTTTAGCCTGTTCTCAAGTTCTTTCATGTCAGCCGTCTGCGATGTGCGAAGCTGCTCACGTTTTACCTCAAAACGCCCTTCCGCGTCATCAATCATTACCCTTACTTTTTCCTCAGTGTTTCGCACCATGTCTTCTACACGGTCTGCTTGTTTCTCTATCCGCAGAATGTCATCCCGCAAACCGTTCTTGATGTCCCTGGCGTAGTCCAACGACTCCTGAACCTTTGCATCCATAACCTCCATCTTCTGCTCGTATGCACCAAGGTCTAACCCCGCCACTTCCTCAATCTTTTGGTACATGACAAAGCCCGCATAAAGAGCGCCAACGAGAGAACTAATGGCAGCAAAAGCGACGCCCAACTGAGCAGGAGTAAAACGAAACCCGCCGAGTGACATTTTCTTGTCAGAGAGGGCTTCGATCTTCTCAATCTCATCTCCAAGGTCGCTCATGTCAGTTCTCAAACTTCGTGTTTTTTGTCATTGCTTTGAGCTGTTGCAGCTCGGTCTGTAGCTTTTGAATTTCTAGGCGTCGTTGCTGCAACTCTAGCTGATAAAGCGTATTGCAGTTGATGCGTTCTCGCGGTGCGTTAAGCGGTATGACCATGCGTGCAAAGACACCAACGTCTTTTGATTGGTCCTTGAAGGCTTGACTTTGATAATCGTAAGACCCGCCAACATTGTTGAGCGCACCCAGGACACCGAACTCAAAATTAACGCTGCCGCCTATCGCGTTCTTGCAATCTTTGTCACCAGCTCGGAAAGCATCCTGGGCATAGGTTCCCTGCGAGCTTGGAAGCTGCAACGCTAGAGATGAAGAGTCAGCGTATGCGGGACAAGCAACAAGCATCAACAGCACTCCCCATCGTTTCATTGCAACTCGCCATCAAACTTGGAACAAACCTTTGACGATATGATTGCATTCTGTGCTTTGTCTGACCGCAACTTTGACATCGTGCAAATGTAAACGGCGGCTGGCCTGTCTCTGTTTCTTATGAAGATTTCAAATTCATAGCTGGTGCCATGTGGAACTTTGATAATTTGATTGGTTGTGGCAAACGGAATGGCCACCATGTCTTTCGTAAACACACCAATCTCATAGTAATCAATATCTTGTCTGGCGTTAAACATACGCATCTTGGCGCTTACCAACCCGTCCACATACGATGGCATCAGTTTTGGATAGGTAGGCGTGAGTTCGTGAGCGGCAACCGAGGAAGCCGCTGTAATCAATCCAACCATAAGCGCCAGCGTTCTCAATTCGCTATGCACTCCGCCTGCACAATGGCTCGATAGGTGCCGCCTGGGAATGCTTTGCTGTAACCATATTCCGCAGTGCTACTCACCTCAAACCAAACCGTGCCAGCCACAGTCAGGTCAAATTCTGTCGTGGCCTCATATGTTACCTTATTGGTTTCATAACCAGACATAGAAGCGTCTGAGGTGTTTGAAACAGACGTGGAACCAGACCAAGCAACGGTATCTGAAAGCGTTGGGCTGGTAGAAAAGCTGGTTGGCGTCGTTATCTTAGCGGTGTAGTAGTCAGCTATCGCCACATCATACCGAATAATAGGAAGCACGCCGCCATCAGTTGTGGCTGTACTCAGCTTGTCTGGTGTGGGGTTTCCATAGACGCCCTGGGTATCAGTGTTAATTATGCACTTGGACGCTATGTTACCTTCAATGGTTGTTTCCGCCATTGCTGCCACTGGTATAATCAGGGCAAGCGCAGCAATCGTTGTTATCCTCATCACAAATCTCCTATTTGTATTGAGCATCAACCATCTGGTCATGTAGCAGTTGTTGAGCCAATCCATTCCGCAGTCCTTTGCGGTTCTCTGGGAGTTGACTGTCCACAAGTTTTTGTGTCTCTTTATAAGCGCCACCATCAATGCGAACGGCATAATAGGTGGTCATGTTTACTGTCGCATTCATAGCATTTACCAGCGCTTCCTGCGATATGGTGCTAGCTAAAGTGATGGCATTCTGAGAAGCAGCAAGAGCCTTTTCCATGTCATCTTTATCTTTTTCTTTTTCGTCGTCTTCTTTAGCAGCCTCTTCTTTGTCTTCCTCGTAGAGGTCAGGATTGGTCGGGTCCAGCGCGTTAGTTACGCTCTCATCTTCCAGTGTGTTATAGATTTCAATCTGTGGTGTATTTGCTTGATAAAGCAGAGGGTCTACATACCCTGGGCAACCTGGTGTGGTTTCAGGATTGACACACTCCTCAAACCGAAACGTGTAGACAACGAACTGGTCTTGCACCTGACCAACGCCTTCCGTTGTGATAGACCCTTCACCCCAGCGCGCTATAGGTGACAACTCAACTGGAATGAATTTGGTAATGCGATTACCAGGCACACCAGACCAGTCATCAGTCTCCCTGAATATGTAGCCGCCTTGGGTGTCTTTGTTGCTTATGGTGACTTTAAAATCATCGTTGGTTTGTTTGACTGTCCTATACCGATAGAGAACGCCATTTATCTCCATGCCAGGAGCCGCAGGCACGCCAAGCGTTTCGGTCGTCATGCTCCAAGACATACCATTAGCAGCGGCGTTGTACGTTATTCCGTACTCGTATGGCTCAGAGAAGGAGTAGCAGGGCCAAGAGGCCAAGCACACCGCCAGCGCCAAAGAGCGTCTTTGTGCCTTCACCTAACACCTCCGTCTTCTCCTGACCTGGCTTCTTACCAGGGTCAGACTCCCATGCAGCTTTTGCCTCTGCCCCAATCATCCCGTCATAAGGACATGGGGTGCCAGCATCCATCATCGCATCGAAGACACGCTTGTCCTGACACATGACAGACACTGCCGCAACTTTCATCCCCATATCATAAAGCGTCTTAGCGTTCTTCAGCTTTTCGCAGTTCATATCACGAACCGTCTGGCCCATGCTAATACCAAGGATTTGAGTCTGCACTGCGCCGCTGACACCAACGGTGCAGAGGTCGGAGTTTGCGCCGCCACTAAACTGTGGGGCTATAGCTGATGGTGGTGGTGACTTAACTGTGGTCTTCATAGACCCAGTAGTTTCAACCGTGCTTCGTGTAGTGGTGTCTGTGTAGATGGTGTCCTGACCCATCGCACTGAACGATGCAACAACTACAATCAGCGCGAAAATTGCAAACGCAATGATAAAGCGGTCAAACCAGGTCATTTCTTTTCAATAAGGCGGTCAACCTTATCTTCCAGACGCCGCAGATGGTCTAACACTCGGTCGGTCTCTTCTGAGTGTTCAGCACGCTTCATGTAATCTTCACGGGTCATATTGAGAAGAATTTGAATGCGCTGAACCTCTTTCGCCATGTTGGCGATATACCAGCCCGCTGGAACGATGATGAGCGTAATAATCACATTCCAAAGAATGACTGGTTCAATGGTCACCGTTAGATGCTCCCGCAGTCTATTGTGATGCTATCCGATGATTGGATTTGAACCTTTAACGTGCCGCTGGACGTGGTAAGGCCCTGACCTCTGTCTAGCTCCACCATATCACCCAATGCAGCTTTGAGAGCGTTGAACTTATCAACTAAGTCTGCAAGTTCACCCCTTGCTTGTTTTGGGTCATCTGTTGATGAGTCCAGATGGTTCTTCGTTGCATCAGCGGGTAGCGCCATAATCTAACTCCTATACACCTTTCGGACCTTTGAGGAATACACTCACGGTCGCATCAGTTAAAGTGCCACTAGAATTGAAAACCTTAAACTCTGCGGCTGGATTGCTGTTTACTGTTTCTGATTTGCTAACCAGGTTACTGAATAGTGCGGTGGTTCCTGAACCCTGAATAGCTGTTATGTACGCTGTTGAAATGTTCGCTGCACCATTTGTGATAGCTATTTTGAAATGGCCCGTGGCAACTTTCTGGAAGTTGGCATCACTGTAAGTGGCAAGGTTTATATCCTCTTTATCTTGGCTAACGTATTCGCCATCGAGAATGGTTGTCATGCCAGTTATGAACGGGTCAGTGCCAGCCATGCTGACTTTAATCTGTATATATCTTTTTCCCTCAACATTACCAAGCGAACCATAGCTTCCTGTCACGCCGCCATCAGCGGTTGTCCCTGTTTTCATTGAATAGGTTGGTGTTCCTTGTCCTTGAGCGTTGACCAAAGCCGTGAATGTATAATTAGCACCTAAATCGATCACTGGAGTTTCATATTCAAGTGGTGTGTTTGAATCTACTATTGCCGCCCATGTGTCAGGTAATGAGGCCCATGTTGCAGGCAAGTCAGCCCACGTCTGCGATGCTGTACTAGACAACGTGTTTTCATTTGTTATCCACGCATACGTTCCGAGCGTACCGTTCCAACTGTAATCTTCTTCGATTCGATAGGCTATCGCGTCTCTAATGCGTGGGTCACCTAGCGTGATTGTTAGGCTATGCGCGTTCTCTGATTCATTACCAGATGAATCAATCATCTTGATAGCGAACTTGTATGTGCCAGCCGCAAGCTCGTTTGTCTCGTATGGTGACGCGCGGAATATGTCCCGAATTTGGGTCATGCTTTCCCATGCCGCAGATAGGTTTGTGCTGTACTTGATAAGAACACCACCGCCAGCTTTCACATCCGCTGGGAAGTTTGACGTACCAAAAACAAATCGCCTAGTTCCATCAGGCAACCTTGAAACGCTGAAGCTCTCTATGTCTGGTGGCGGTTCTGTCTTACCGACTACCGTGTGATTTGTGACTGTTGCATAGGCTGTTTTTAAGCCGAGAGTGTTGATGGCTCTAATACGCACATCAAAATCAACGCCATCTTCAACAGGGGCTATGAAGTATTCTTCAATCTGAGTTGATACGACTGTAGTTGTGTAGTTGGTATCTGATGAACGCTTGTAGCCTATTTCATAAAACGCCACGAAGCTATTCGCTGGAGCCGTCCAAGTGGCTTTAATCCTAGAAACAACTGTCCCATCACCCGCTACACCAAGCTGAGCAGTACCAGATGCAAGAACCAAATTGGTTGGCGCTTGTAGCGTATTGAATGGGCTTGGAAGCGTGGTGTTAGGTGACGGGTCAACCGTTTGCTCTTCGCTGGTTAGATAGTCATATACGCTGTCGTCAGTTTCCTTGAGTGTAATATTAACGCCAAGATATATGGCATCGCCATTTGCGACTGGAGACAACGCAAAGTCTATGACTCGGAAAGCCTTAGTCGGTCTGGTTAGGGTAATCGTTCCAGTGCCAGCATCAGTGATGTCAATGTAAGTTCCATCAATAGCGTTTTGGAATGTAGTGGCCAGCCTGATTGTAGTGCTGCTAACTTTAATCACCCGATACTCTGTGCCTTCTGACAGACCACCTGGCGGGTCATCAGTTGATGAATCAACAGTTACTTTATCGCCTGTCTTAAACGCTGTTGCTGCACTCAGTGTGATTAAATCTGTTGAAGCTGCCGCACTGCTTATCGTCTCTGTGGTTTCAGTAAAACCAAACCGCTTGTTTTTCAGATAAATCACGTCACCTATTTGGCACTGCAAAGCTGACAGCTTGAACATTGCGCTCACAACCATTTCTTGCCTTGTGTCTAGCAAGAATATCTTGGCTACACGCTGCGCCATTGATGGAGATATTATGAAGTCAAATGCTAGGTCGCTTACAATTTCTTCACCATCTTGGACAGAAAACGCATTGCTTGAAACCGTTGGATAGTCAGTTGGTTGCCAATTATTGTTTGGGTCAATAATTACACCCTTGACGCTGTTAAAGCGTTCTCTGCGGCTAAGTTTAGGGCTTACTTGTAAACCGCCTGCTAGGTCATCTTCATCTAAGGTAAGCGTTGGGGTTGAATAAGAAGCGGGGATTAGTTGAAATTTTCCGCCAGCATATGACAAGGTGGCAGCCTGACAAATAATCATTGCACCAATTACAGACTTTGGGTCTTTTTCAGTATCTACTGTTCCATTTATTTCAAATCGTGGTTCACCATCTCTAGCAACCGTTATGGTTCCTGAACCTTCGTCAGTGATAGATATTTTTGTTCCAGCCCTTGCGTTAGCTAAAGATGTAGCGAAACCAAGTGTGCTAGTGCCATAGGCAACCGCATAATAAGTTGTTCCAGACACAAGCCCTGCGGGAACGTCAGAGCCTGTTATTGTGACGCGCTCACCGCTCCTAAAAACCATATCAGTTGCAAGAACTGAAACAGTGTTATTCGTTGTTGAGACAGACTGCACCTCCGCTGACTTAGAGGTTATGGTGACTATCTCATCAGAAAGATTTGCCGCAGCGGTAAATGATGTATCGTTTAATTCATCATTACTTGCAGCCATGCCATACTTTGTGTCTGCTAGGTAATCTCTGAGGATTAAAGCTGCGTTGTCTGTCCAACCAGTTGTTGCTGTCCTTGGGTCATATACCTTTTTCCCTTTTACAATCGTTCTGACAGTAGGAATTCCATTTGGAAAGTCTTCACGATTGTGAGTCATACGAACATAAATGTAGGCTATCTCAGACAGCTTATGGTCTGATGTCCATTTATCTGATGCCTCTGAAATTAAATTAGCATTTGCTGATTGCCCAGCGGTTCCAAGATAAGCCTGAATCTTTACATCGTTCGCATATTTTGTAGTTGTGACGGTTCTAAGCCCTGTGGTTGGGTCACCATCCAGTTCTATCTCTTCATCTTCTATCCAGAAAGATTCATAGCTTGAAATTTCATGACCAGCTATGCCGATGATAAGGTGAAGAATATCATCGTTATTGGTTGTGTGCATGAACAGGATTGGACCTGATAACTTGACTTGCCCATAAACCATGCGCCTAGCGGTAATGGGTTGTCTAAACATTGCAAGCCTATTTGCACCCTCAGAGGCCAAGGCCGCGCTTGCTCTTTTTATTTGTTTTTGGGCTTCACTAGCTTGATAATATGTAGCGGCGGCAGCAACTGTAGCTATCGCTGCGGCGGCGTATATATTTCCCCCAGTTTGAAAGAAAGTTACCGCAAACGTGACAGCAAAAGTTGACACGGCACTAACAGTAGCTGAATCAGCCATTGCTAATGATGGCAATAGAACGGCGCAAGCAACCAGGAAGAATGTTATTAGACGCCCCATGCTTTAACTCCCATTTCTATCGGAAGCAAAACCATGCCTTTCTCATCGCACATCGCCCAGATGCGCTTTCCATCTTCAGACATAATCCCCGTTACGTTTGCGCCTTCAACATTGCAGAGAACCACATCACCTCTCTGCGCCATCGAAACAGGCTTCTCCTGGCCCATAGCCAGCCCTATGTAGCCCGTGATGCCATCGGCCTTATAAAACGTACCATCTTTTCCTTTAATGCCCTTGAGGACGTGCTTATAGGCTTCTCTTTGGCTTTTGTATTTGCCAAGCACAGGTTGCATAGGATTCTTGCCAACTAAGGCTTCAACGCAAGCAGCGGCAAAACAGAAGCAGTCAGTCTGTCCCCAGACAAAATCTTTCTTCTGCCATTGCGTTATAGTTGAGCGAAGCCTTGCCTGCCAATCCTCAACTCGCCGCATTCCTATGACCGCATTGCTCAATCGACTACGCTCCCCACTTTACAGGAGTTTCTTGTAATGATGCGACGTAATCGAGGCCCTTATCTGATGGATAATCAACCTTCTGGTCTTCCGGCGTATATCGCCTAATCCTTGAGCGTTCCATATCTATCATTCGGCTTTCAGCGGTAAGCCTTATAGTCGCGCTGTCTTCCGCTTCACCTATAGCCATTGTGTCAATCTTGCCGCTGAATATTTTATATGGGTCAACGATAACCGTGTGGTCTTCGTCCAGAGCGCCAAGATAAATTGAACACGCATTGCCTTGATAGTTTTCACCAAGCGCCGTCGCTATCTGTTCTGGTGGTATTCCTGATAGTTGCAGTTCCACTCCAGTTGCTTTGTTCTCTGTCGTCTCATTGATTGGGCTAATTGATCCAAACGTGCCGACCCCATAATATATTTCGCCGCCGATAGTTACGGTTCCAATACCAGACCAAACTCTTGTAGTGTCTGTCTCAAATACAATTTCAACAGCTATAAATGGCTTTAGAACGGTCGCCGTTATCTCAGTGACCATGCCTGCGGTGAGGCTTCTAGCCATCAGAAAGCCTCCGTGCAGGAAAACGTGACACCAAACCTCGAAAGATAATCAGCATCCCAGCCTAGCTCATTAGCGTCCATTCTAAATAAGCCTTTGGCATCGCTATAAGTTACGTCTGTTCCGCTGCTTGCTGCCGTTTTTATTGGCGGTTCGACTGTTACAGTCGCGACTCCGCTTCCGTTTGTGCTGGCGTCTTCAACTATCATATGCAGCTTAGATGCAGCGCCAGTCCCAATCTGGATGTAATCGCCCGCCTTAAAAACATTTGATGTGCTGTTAAGCGATGTAGAAAGCTCTATATCATAATCGCCTACGGCTATAGCGGCGTTCAACGTAACGCTTCCTGAGATAACACCCTGGGCAGTTTTGCAGTCGGCATCACCTAACAGAAAGGTTCCTTTTCTGCCGTGTAGCTTCATGAAGAACGCCAGCCACTTTGCAGCCGTTGCCCGCTTCATGGGTGGCAGAGATACGGTTGCCATCCATAACGCTTTATCGTGTTCATGAACTTGTGTCGTTCCCGTGAAGGGCGATTGTGCTACAGCAACAGCGCGTGACATTGCAAACCTTGTTGATGTAAAGCCAACGTCTGTCGGATGACTTAGTGGGTAACTAGGAGCCGCCATCTATTAACCTCCGAAAGCCTGCGCGAAGGTTCCACCCCTGCGCCTAGCATCTACAACCGCCCGCAACGTGTCTTGTCTAATTGACGGCATCAGAGACATAATCTCAGCCCGCACTGTTTGCGCTACGCCAGTCTCTACATTGATTGTCTGATTGACCACTACACCATTTCCAGCGCCGCCCAGAATGTTCTTGGTATCCATGTTATTCTTAATGCTGCCCGCAGAGTGTGGAACAAATAGCTCTGGGCCACGCTCACCAACCAGCATAGGAGCTCTACCGCCACCAGCGAAGCCCCTAGCGGCACCGCCACCCGCTGTGCCGCCAATAAAATTAGCATCGCCGCCGCCAGTGAATGCTCCAAAAATTCCGCCAAGCAGCTTTTTAACAAGAAACATTTTTATCGCTTCAGCTATCATGTCTCTGACAAAGGACATGAAACTACTAAGCAGAGATTTCAGGCTTAATTTCCCACTAATAACCGCATCTGCAAGGGTTTCTGATATAGATGAGCCAAGTTCTTCCATGCGGTCTTTGAATGACTTAAAGAATGGATCTGTTTCCGCCAGCTTCATCTGCAAGTCAGCTATAGCGGCGTTGCCTTCTTCCATTGTAATTTTGCCATTTTCCATGGCGTATCTGACATCATCAATGCTTCGTTTAAGGTTTTGTTCTTCAGTCACTAATCCTTTAACTATTTCTTGTGCATTTTGGACTTTTCTATTGTGCTCTTCTACAGCTTTATCAGCCCTTGCTACTGCTTCAAGTTTATCAAGCAGCGCAGCATATTCAGCGGAACTCATATTTAAATCAGCCACTTGAACTTTAGCTAGCCCTTTTGGACCGCCTTTGGCTTCATAATCTATTTTTCCTCGTATTTTTACATTCTTTAGATTACCAGTGGCTTTTAGTGCTGCAATCTGTTCCTTGGTATAACCAGACAGTAAAAGGGTTGATTCTGCCAACGATTCATTTTGAGCATCAAGTACTTTTTTATAATCTGCCGCGTTCGCACTTCCACCCTTTAGATTACCAGCCAGTTCTGTAAATTGACCAATCAATTGGTCTACTTCTTCATTTCCGCTTTTTATCGTTGGAAATAATTTATTAAACTCTTCTTCTACTGTTTTAATTGCTTGGTCTAACACACCGCTTTTATGTGCCAAGAAAGCCAAACCTATGGCTAAAGGTCCAAGAAGCCCCTTTTTTGATACCGCATTAAAAAGCGCCAAAGCTGTCTTTGCTGACGCTATGCTAGTCGCCAAGGCGACAAAACCTGCCCCAAGAGCAAGAACACCTTTAATTGCTGCTAGTGCCGTGAGTGCAGCAATTCCTACTAGAAGCGTGTCAGTATGTTTTATAGCTAATTCTATTGCTGCACTTACCGTCCTTACTGCGGCAGCTAATACACTTCCAACAATTTGCCCTAACCTTTGCGCTCCATCCATGTTTTTTCGTAACATATCAGCAAGCTCTTTGAATGCATCAAGCAATCCAGCTTCCGCAACAGCACTTTGAAATTTAAATATTGAATCATTAAGCATTGACATTGTGCCATCGAATGTCGTCGCTAATTGATCCATTGAACCAGAGGCAGTGCCACCTGTTCCAAAAGTTGCTTGCAATTTCTTCGCTGTTTCATCTGCTGTATATGAAACGCCAGCCTGAAAACCAGAAAATGCTAAGACGCCTCTGTCTCTAAAAGTGTCTGCTGAAGCTGCACCAGCAGACATTGCTCTTTGAACATTAGAAGCTGCTTCCGCAAATGGGATTTTAAAGTTAGCAGCAATGTTTCCAGTAATTGTCAAAAGTTCATTAAGTTGTGATGCATTGTTTGCGACCGCTGATAGAGAGCCCGCGCCTTGTTGAATTTCTTGAAGTGAAAATGGAACCTTCGCCGCGAATTTTGTGAGCGTATTGAATGCCTTTGTGCCCTCTTCAACAGAACCAAAGAGGGAATTCATTCTTATTTTCAGACCTTCTATTTCCGCACCAGTGCGAACAAACGACCTGACAGCTACACCAGCGAAACCAGTAGCAATTAACGGACCCAAGCGACGCAGTACATTACCAACCCCGCTAAAGCCTGATTGCATTCTTTTCAGAGATTCATTTACTTTGTCTGTTGCTTTTCTTGTTTCGGTCTCAACACGCTTTAAATCACGCCGCAAGTCCGACATATCGGCTTGGATTCGGACTAACAGTGTGTCTACAGGTGGTGATACCGCCATCAGTCTGGATACCTCTCCATCAAGTCTTGTAACTCATCTTTACCTAGAGGCGGCGGTTTTCCTCCTGAGTTGAAATCAATGAAGCCATCACAAGCAGCGTAGAATTCTTGGAAACTCATGCCCCAAAACACGTCGGGGTCCATTCGCATTTTCCCCAGAGCTAGTTCCATAAAATCCTTCCACGGTAGCTCCTCTAGCTTTACTGCTCCGCCTCTTGTTCGTTTCCCTCCGTATCGCCAGCCGACAACGCTGTTGCTAAGACCTCAGCCGCGCATCTCATGCCTTCTGCAAGACCAGCATTGAAAACAGCGAGACCAACGTCTTTTTCGTTGACGTTATTACCGCCGCCGCGAATGACTGGGGTAAGAATGCCAACAATCTCCGTCATCGAAATGTCTGCCTCCTGCAAACTGTTAGCTATTTTGACGACACCTTTTCCTAGTGATGACTCAATTCGCATAATTGCATCAAGAGTCACCCTCGATTGCCACTTCTGGGTCCCCAGAACTATCTCCAGTTCCCCTCTTTTTTTGTTTACCATTTTTAGACTCCTTGGCTTCTACCAATAGTGTTTCGCCCCGTTGGGCTAAGTCCACTGAGTTGACACAAATGAAGCCCTTGCCATTAGCGGTAAAGGCATCATCTACTTGGATTGCCGCTACAAACGGCACGCTAAAGACAGGATTTGAGGAAGTGGATTGCTGTTGAGCTACCCACTCCCCGCTATCCGTCTTGATCGTTACTTTAGACCAAGCCATTGTTCACGGCCTATGCGGCGGTGAATGTTACTGAACCGCTTGATTCCAACGTAACAGAATATGTCACTTCGCCATTATACTCACCAGCGTATTCAAGCGAGGCAATCATGAACTTGCCTTCATACGTTCCAAAGTCAGGAACGATGACTTGGTAGTTGCTGAACGCTGAAGCAGCAAACGCACCTTCTAGGGTTGTTTCTGACGCTGCATCAGTGAAGACGCCAGAGCCAGAGATTGAAACGGTTTGAATGCCACCGTTTGCTAACAACTCACGAACACCACTTGAGTCTTTGGTTGTTACGTCAACCGCTTCCTCATTGTGGGTGATTGAGGTTGAACGTAGACCGCCGACAGTCGTGTAGGTGTCAGCACTTGCCGCCGCTGTATTATCAGCGCCGATTTTGAGTAATAAGGCAGAGCCTTTTTGAGCCGCCATGTCTTCTCTCCTTAGCTATCAAACACAACGGCCCGAAACCGGATGACACCGTGCCGTGTAATTCCATCAGTTTCAATCAAAGTCGTCTCAAACTCCTGTTTGAGATTTACCAATGAAGCACCAGTAACACTTATATCATTATCATGCAGATTTGAATATATATCTTGCATGATAGTCTTTATCTCTTTGCGCCCTCTGTACTGAGACCAGACGTGAATGGTCAGAGTGTGTTCGTGAGCATCCTTGCCTTTTGTTGATATATTGTTTGACGTTTCATCGCCTATGACTATGTAGGGATACGATGAACCCTCTGGCACATCATCATAAACGCTAACGGCAGAACCGCTCACGCCAGTAATTCCAGCGCCGCTTAATTCACTATATATCGCCTGTTGCAAAGGCCATGAATAGAAGCCCATCAGTTAGCCCCCTTCGCAAGTTTTGCTATAAGGCGTTTTATCTTTGGCCTGTTTTCCTCAATAGCTGGATGCAAGAATGGCCTCGCTTGCATTTTACTTGTTCCAAACTCTAATGCAGCCGAATAATCAGCCCTGCTTTCTATTGAAGCACCTAAACCATCAGAATCAATCTGATGCACAATATTTGAAAGAAGGTAGCCAGTATCAGTAGCAGGCGCTTGACCTGGTGCTGATGCTATATGGGTTCTCCTTGGGTTGTATTTCTCATAAGTGATACCAGACTTTGCTCCAGAGGCGACACTCTGAACAGCGGTTTCTCTAACCATTGCCGCTGACTGAAATACCGCCATTTGCAGTGCTCTTCGATAATTTGCCTCTACCCTCTTATATGTTTCTTTCCTTATTATTTTTGTCTTTATCGCTGTCATGTTGCAACGCCTTCCTCACAAAGAATATCAAGGAACCTATCCCTGCTATCTCTGTTGATAGTGCGTTGAACATTAAACGTCCTGGTGTATTTCTTGCCCTGGACCCAATACTCATAGACAAGGCGGTTGGCGTGGGTAACGTCTCGCCTATGCCTTATGGTGATTATGTGGCTTATTCTCTCTTCTAGCTGCTCGCCAAAGAACCGTTCGCTACCTGTCCTTGGCTGTATATTGCCGAAAATGTTTGTTGAGGTAGACCAGGTTGATGCAGCACCGCCGCCACCATCTGCCGTCCTTGTGCGCGTTTGCAGCTTTAGCTTATGGCGCATCTTTCCAATCGAAACAGCCATCACGCTATTCCTGATTTATAGGTTGCCATGTAAGGCGTTGTCCCAAACCTCATGGACTTATATGGTTGCAAAAGGGACCGTATGAGCGGCGGGAATTCAATAACCCTACCTTCATCATCACCCCTGTGTTCGTATAGATGCACAATATATTGCATCATCGCCACGCGGATTGATTCTGGAATGTCCGTTGGATATGAGCCATAGCCAGCCGTGTAAGTTATCTCCATGCCGTTGGCTTTGCGTAGGTTTGTTGGGAACGATTGACCGTCCCTCAAAACCACACGCGCTGGGTCTCTAACCGTGTCAACGTAGTAAGCTGAAGATGACCAGGTGCTTTGCGTGTCAGCGTCGTCATAGTAAACGATGCTTGATACGGCTATTGCGGGAGCCACTGGCAGCTCAATGTAGTCTTGGTAGTAGGTCATGTAGGGACCAGTCTTCATTCCCTCCCACAAGCCGCTATCAACCTCTGAGATGCCATCGATAGAGAACTTGAGCGTGCGCGTGATTAACGCCTTGCCTGTGTAGTTCTCTGCAAAGTTTCTGGCAGCAATGATGAAACCTCTAATGAAGCCATCATCTATTTGATCGTCGAGACGCAGGAAGTCTTTTACTTCAGTCAGGCCCAATGGCTCATCTGCGGGTTTGGTGACTACTGTAATTCCTGACATCTCATTACCTCATATAAATTTAGGCCCCTTATACCATGCAAACGCCTATCATGTTTACCTTATTGTGGCTTTGTGGGCCAAGTGACCCCTGTAAGCATTCCGTTTGCATCAAGTGCTGCATCTGGGCTGTTAGCAGGCAAATCCCTTAACGCTTGGCGATAAGCGGTCTGCTCTGCGGTCATAGTCCTGTCTGATAGCGCCCACACATCTGTTGACTGCAATAACATATTTCTTCTTAACCGCAGCTCTCTAACGGCATCATAAGGTGTAAGTTCTGTGATTTTTGCCTGTATTTCAGCCCAAGTAACACCAAAGTCATTCGGGTCGCTTGACAAGATGGAGTAGCCATCAGCGTCTTCACCTGTAACTTTTTTGAATGCTTCTAAAAATTCGGCTTCAGTAGAAGGCTCACCGAGCATGGTGTACTCTTTTACTTCCAGTGCTTGAAGCGCATCAAAAATTGTAGCCATTTCAATTCCCTTAACTTGCCAATTCAATAGCAGTTATCGTTGAAACACCATTGCCAGAATAAACCGTATTCGGGTTACCTGGTCTATTAAGGTAAGCGACGTCTCCATATCCACTGGTGCTTACTCTTATCGCAATATTATAAGTAATTGCTGATGTTGTGTTTGGTGAGTCTAACTCTGCGAAAGAGTGGCTCTGGACACCGTGTAAATGATGACCAGAAGCATATAAACCACCAGCTTGTGCTGTGTGCTGGTTGCCAGTGTGCGTTCCGACAGATAAATCAGTCGTACCTCTACGCAGTCGCATAGAAAATTCTTCCCAACCGTCTATTGCAATCGAACCAATATTGGCAAAACCAAACACAAAAATCTTACTGGATGTTGATGATGGAGTTATTGATACCGCAAGACTTGACTGCGTGTATGAGGTGCTCGTAAATGTTTCTGGTCCCGTCATAGTATAGCTTTTAACTTGAAGAACTTTTCCTTCTGTAATTGACTTGTAGCTATACGTTCCATCACCATCAGATTGAATTACGTTTCCAGATGAGCTTGATCCATCGATAGAGAGATTTGAGAGGTTGTTTCTAAGCATCTCAAACCCACCAGCGGTAGAGCCATCATGAACAACCGCCACGTCTTTTGTCGTGTTTACTGTTATCTCGCCAACTGCGCCCGTGAACGTGCTATGCTGAGAAGTTGTTCCGCGCCTATGTTGGAACGTAGTTGCCATGATTATCTCCTATACATCATCGCCATCGTGGACCCCTTACCCACGAGACGAGACTATATGTAATTTTCCTTAATCATTAAATGTTCGTGCCCGTCCAGACTTTTTTAAGCCAATTATATTCGTTCGTGATTTGTGTTTGGGTTAGTTCGCCTTTGTACCAAAACGCCGT